GCACGGTATGAAGTGGCTGCAGCGTCGGCGCATCATCATCGACCCGGTGCGCTGCCCGAATGCAGCGAAAGAATTTTCGGAATACGAATACGAGCGGGACAGGGACGGCAACGTCGTCACCGGATACCCGGACGTGAATAACCATAGCATCGACGCCACGCGGTACGCACTGGAACCGCTGACGATGCGCAGGGGGGCAAGTGCATGAAAATCAATATCCCGCTGGACAGCGTGAAAAAACAGATCCGCGAAGAATTCCGCATCGCGCCGCTGGTAACGCCGGAAATGCGCGAAGCGGAAGACCTGTGGATGCAGATCTGGATGGGCACCCCGCCGTGGGTAAACGATCAGGACCGCACCATCAATTTTGCAAAGGCCGTGACCGGCGAAGCTGCGCGCCTTGCGACGATGGGCGTCAGCGTTGAACTGTCAGGCTCTGCTCGCGCGGACTGGCTGCAGGAACGTCTGAATGAAGAACTGATTCCGTTCCTGCGTGACATGGTGGACGTGGGCTGCGCCGCCGGTATGTTTTTGCTGAAACCGACGCCGGACAGCATCGGCCTGTACACGCCGCCGGAATTTACGATCACCGCTGTGGATAACCGCAAGCGCGTGACGGGCGTTGTGCTGTACGACACGAAGGCGACGCCGGATTATTACTACGTCAAGGCCGAATATCACCGCTACGACGGGACGCATTATGTGGTTTCCAACCGCGCGTTCCGGCTGGCGAAGGGCAAAGCAGCGGCATCCCGTGTGAATCTGGATGAAGTGCCGGATTGGGTGGGCATCCTGCCGGACGCCGTGCTGGATGATACTGCGCCGCTATTTGCCGTGTGCACCATGCCGGACGCCAACAACATTGACGGCGGCGCATGCGGTATGTCTATCTACGCCAACGCCCTGCCAGAGCTGCGGGGGCTGGACGTTGCATGGTCGGCGATGGTGGACGAAATTCAGGATTCCCGGTCGATTGCCCTTGTGGATGACCGTCTGCTGCGTGAGCCCGGGCGGAAGAATGTTTCCGTGCGGCTGCCGCGCTATGTGCAAAACGTTGCCGGCTCGGCGGCCGAAAGTTTCTATCAGGAAATTGACCGCAAGCTGAAAACCGGCGAACGCCAGACCGGCATCAATATGTTGCTGCAAAGCCTGTCGACCAAATGCGGCTTTTCGGAAGGCTATTTTAGCTATAACGAAAAGCAGGGCCTTGCTACTGCAACGCAGGTGGAAGCCGATGACCGCCGCACCATCCAGCGCGTAAAGGACATCCGCGACCGCATCCAGGCAGCTGTGGATGACCTGATTCAGGCATTGAACGACTATGCTGATATCTACGATCTGGCGCCCTATGGCACGTATACCGTGGCATACAATTTTGGCGACATCACGTATAGCTACGAGGAAGATCGCCAGAATACGAAAAACCTTTGCCAGCTCGGCGTTTTGCCATGGTGGATGTATCTGGTGCGCTTTGAAGGATTCAGTGAAGATGACGCGAAAGCGGCCTACGCCGAAGCCAACACAGCAAAGCCAGGGCTGTTCCCTGATACCGAATGATCACCCCGGAACAGTTCCAGGAGATCGGCGAAACCCTGCTGCCGCTGCTGGACGACCTGACAGAATGGATCGCCCGCGACATGATCGAGCGCTTCATGATCCGCTTCGGCCGCGGCGAAGAAAAGCTGCTGACCGGCACGGATGAATGGCAGGCGTGGGTGCTGAAACAGGCCGGCGGGAATCTGGATGAAATCCAGAAGGCGTTGGCCAAAAGCACCGGCAAATCGCAGCAGGAAATCGCAAAGATCTTCAAGGACAGCGGCATTCAGGCAGCAAAGGAAGACGCCGAAGCTGCAGCCGTGACGTTTTCGGGATTGTCGCGGGATATGATGGCCATCCTATCGGATGCGTATGATCGCACGCTTGGCGAGATATCCAACATCACGCGCACAACAGCTGGCGCGACGAATCAGAAATTTATAGATATCTGCGACGCGGCCTATTGGAAAGTGCGCACGGGCGCGCAATCCTATTCTGCAGCGTTAATGGATGGGATCAAAGCGCTCGGCGAAGTCCAGCCGATTGTGCGGTATCCATCCGGGCATAACGATACGCTGGAAACTGCAATGCTGCGCTGTATCCGTACCGGTGTGGCGCAGTCGTCCGGGAACATGACGATCCAGCAGTGCAAAGACATGGGATGGAATCACGTTCTGGTGTCGCAGCATCTGGGCGCGCGTGTGTCCGATACCGATCCAATCGCCGATCATGCCGGCTGGCAGGGCAAGGTGTACTGTATCGACGGAAAGGACGCGCAGTTTGATAACCTGCTGGACGCGACCGGCTACCCGGGGAATCCGCTTGGCCTGTGCGGCTATAACTGCCGCCATTCCTTCACACCGTTCCTGCCTGGCGTTAGCCGGAACAATAACAAGCCGATCGATACCGAAGCCAACCGCCGCGCCTATGAGCTGTCGCAGAAGCAGCGGGCGATGGAACGTCGCATCCGGGCGCAGAAGCGCAAGTGCACGGCGCTGCACACTGCCGTGGAAAACTGCGAAGATCCGGCAGAAAAGGGGAAGCTGCAGGAACAGTACGTGCGTTCCGCGAAGCGTTTGCAGGACCAGAACGCAGCGTACGCGAAGTTCTGCGAAGAAAATGACCTGAAACCATACCACGAGCGGCTTGCCGTTGCCGGCTGGGATCGATCGGCGGCATCAACTGCGTCCGCTGCTGCACGCCAAAGTTGGACATCGGCGGAAGCAGTTGATGCCCGACAAGTTCAGACGCAGCAAGCGCCGCCTGTGCAAGCGCCGCCTGTGCAAGCACCGCCTGTGATTGCAAAGCTGGATGTACAGCGTTATTCCTGCGTCGCGGAGCATATTCGTTCCAGCGATGTTATATTGACCGAGAAGCAAAAAGAACATATCATAGAACGGCGCGGGAAAGAGTTTTACGATAAATACAGCCCTTATTTCAAAGAAATAATCGAAAATCCAGACTACATTTTCAAAGACAAAAAGTTTGAAAATACCGCCATTGCGAGTAAAACCATATCGCTTAATTCAAAAAATATCAGCGTTGTGGTACGCATTGCCGTAGAAGGAGACGAGCCGTGGCGGAAAAGTTCCGTTATTACTGTCATGTGCGAAAATGAAAAACGCTATAAGCAGCGCGTCCGGAACAATATTATTCTTTACAAAAGGGAATAATTTGGCTATAATACAATTATCATAAAGACAGGCGCTTGAGGTGGTAAATTTCGTAGCGACCACACGCCTTAATGGTAAAAAAGAGACGCAGGAGGATGCTACGCCTGCCAAGCGCCTGTCTTTGTGTAAACGCTGAAGCAGAAAATTATTTTATATAATAATCATGAAAACCATCTTACCAATCGGCAAGGTGGTTTTCTTATACCCAAAATCGAATCAGGATACGCAGGGGCGGACGGGAAACCGGCTGCCCCTTTGCTATATCACGACCCCGCCGGTGGTCCATCCGGCTCAATCCACACAGTCGACGGGCTGTTAAAAAACCACGTTCAGGAGGATTACGCATGAAGAACATCGAGACCATTCTTTCCGATTTCGGCATCACGATTCCGGAAGGAAAGGCGGCGGATCTGCGCAAGGCCGTCGCCGAGAACTACAAGACCGTGGCTGAATTCACCAAATTGCAGGAACGCCACGACGCGCTGGACACATCGCTGAAAGACGTGCAGGGCAAGCTTGCCGCCTTTGACGGCGTGGATGTCGCAGCGCTGAAAGGTCAGATCACGACCCTGACCAATGACCTGCAGACCGAGCGGGACAACCGTAAGAAGGACGCTGCCGCCGTGAAGCTGCGCAGTACGGTGGACACGTTCCTGTCGGGAAAGCATTTCGTCAACGACATCACGCGCGAAAGCATCACAGACAAGTTGGTAACGGCTCTGGGGTCCGACGATGCGCGCGGCAAGTCGATCGACGACCTGTTTACCGGCCTTGTCACCGATCGGGACGGCAAGGAGATCCCCGGCATCCTTGTGGCCGATCCCGCCAGCAAGGCGCGCTTTTCGTCCGATCACAGCGGTATGGTGCCGCCGGCGGGGGGCGCAAAAGAATACGTAGCCCAGAAATACAAAAACAATCCGTTTTTCAGGGGCTAAGACTACGAAAGGAAATGATGATCTATGTCTATCCAGTACGGTTCCCTTTACGTGGATGAGCAGTACAAGGCAACTGTTCTTCCCAACCTGTTTTATAAGACCTGGCTTGTGCCCGGCGTGACCTATCAGGACGTGATGGTCGACGGCGCCGGCGGCTGCTACTGGCACAAGCTGACCTCCACCGCCGCGTCTGTCGGCACGCCCGGCCGTGACTTCACGGACACTGCTGCCGCTGACACGCTGGTTCAGGCCGTTTTCAACAACAACCTGCAGGCGTCGAAGAAGATCTACGGCGTGCAGGCGGCCGCTGTGGCGTTCCCGATTGCCGAGGAGCATCTGGCTCTTGCCACCCGCGAAGTCGCGGAGGCAAAGAATCAGTGCGCGCTTGCCTGCCTGATCTCCGAGGGTACGGCGTCCACCAACACCACGAAGACCACTGCGGCCAACTTCAAGGCGCAGGTACTGGCCGAACGCAAAGCCATGGTCAAGGCGAAAGCCAACCCCACCATCGTGCTTTGCAGCCCGGACTTCTTCGCGACGATGCTGGAGTTCGCCGGTGAGAAGTATATCCCGACGTCCAACGAAATGCTGCTCGCCGCCGCTGCCGGCGGTCAGGTCGGCAGCTTCATGGGCTTCACGTGGATTGAAGTCAACGGCTTCGCGTCGTCTGCCGATCTCGCCTACTATCCGCACGGCGGCACGAAGGCCAGCGTCACGGCGGAGAACCTGGCGAAGGTAGAATTCATCATGTACGACCCGAACGCCTTCGGTGTCGGCGATAACTTCAGCATCGTCCGCATGGTCGATTCTGAGCTGTTTGCCGGTACGAAGGCACAGGTCGAGGAAAACGCCGCCCTGCGCGTGCTGGACGCTGCGCAGGTGCACGTGAAGTCCTACGCCACCCAGGCCGGGGGCGGCGGCTGATCGGCAGGTGAATCACGGTGTACGCGGATTTTGACACATACGTAAAACGGTACGGGGACGATCTGTCCCCCTTCCGCGACGAAGTGACTGCTGCGCGCTATCTGCGTGCGGCGTCGCGGGAGATCGACCGCTTTACGTTCGACCGCTTCGGCGGCACGCTGCCGGAATCCACGATCGACGCCGAAAAGCTGCAGGATTGCGCGTGCGAACTGGCCGAATGCCTTTACCGCATCGACCAGGCGCGTGACAGCGCAGCGGAAACCGCAGGCGCCGGCGGCGTAAAAACCGCCGGCCCTGTAGCGTCGGTGTCGTCCGGCAGCGAATCGATCACATACAAGGCGGCCGACAGCTGCTACACGACTGCTGCGAAGACCACAGCGGCGCGGGATGCGCTGGTGCTTGACCTGCTTCGGCGCTGGCTTTCCGGCGTGGCCGTGGATGGCGTCCTTGTGCTGTATGCGGGGGTGACGTGCTGATGCTGTTGCATAGCGATACGATCACGCTTTTTTCGCGCGTGCGCGGCGCGCGCGGTCAGGCCGATACGTGGGTGCGGCACGTGCTTGCCGGTGTCAAGGTGGAAGCAAAAACGGCCATGACGCCCGGCACAACCGGCGACGTGCCCGGGCACTATGTGCTGCTGCTTGTCCCGAAAGCGTCCATCGGCGCGCTGACCTATGCGACGCCGGAAGTGTACCAGGCGGCGGATGACCGCAGTAGACTGATCGCATTTCAGCCCGGCGACTATTTCTGCCGCGGCGATCACGACTGGGCGGAATACGATGTGCTGTGCAAAGTCACGGAGTGCCACCGCATCACATCCTGCGCGTGGTTTCCGCTGATTGCACACTTTGAGGTAACGGCGTCATGAGCGACATCAAGCACTATAAGAACGTCAGCTATGTCAAAGGGCACGTCCGGGTAAATCTCCGGTTCGCCAAATACGGCCCGCGATTCGCCAAAGCGCAGGAATGGCTGGGGAAGCAGGTGCTTGCGGACAGCAAGCTGTATATGCCGCTGAAAACCGGCAGTCTGCAGCAGCGCTCATATGTCACCGAGAGCGGCCGGCAGGTCGTGTTCCCCGGCCCATATGCGCGGTATCTGTATATGGGTAAGGTCATGGTCGACCCGGAAACCGGTTCGCCGTGGGCGCGCAAGGGCGCTGTGAAAGTTGTGACCGACCGCGACCTGCGATTTGCGGCCGGCGTGCCGCATTGGGCAGAAGTGGCCCAAAACGAACACGGAAAAGAATGGGCGGATGGATGCAAGCGGATCATCCTGGGGGAATCAAATGGTTGATACGAAAGATTTTTCAACGATCCTGAGCGGCTTGCTGAATGATTTCCCGGCCATTGGCGCGCGGGAAATCCGGTTCGGCGAGCTGGGCGACAAGTCCGGCGTCGGGATCTATCCGTCCGCTGCGGCGACGGTGATCAGCGAAACGACCGACATCATGGGCGGCGTATATCAGAAATGCAACTATGCGTTTCAGGTAGTATATCGCGCCGTGCCGCAGTCGGAAACGGACCGCATCCACATCAAGGGCTGGCTGGACAAGCTGGTGCGCTGGCTGGAAAAACAACCGATCACGGCGGACGGCCAGCAGCACATGCTTGCCGCGTGGCCGGACCTCGGCGATGGCCGGACGATCACTGCATTTGTGCAGGTGTCGGCGGCCTATCTTGCCGGGCGCTATGCCGACGGTGTGGAAGACTGGGCCGTGTCCCTGTCGATGCGGTACGACAATAATTTTGAAAGGTGATGCATTATGCCTGAAAGTACGACTTTTAACACCACTGCGGGTCAGACGATCGCCCGCAAGCTGCTGATGGCCTTCCTGAATACCGGCACGTCTTCCGCGCCGGTTTGGTCGATCATCGGCAAGCGCGTGGAGGACAGCAGTCAGGAATATGACTGGAACAAGGAAACCACGCAGGACATTCTCGGCAACACGTTTACCACCATGTCCGCGCCGACCATCACGCAGACCTTTGACCCGTGCAATCTGGACGCCGGCGAAACCGCGCTGACGAAGCTGTGGCAGATGGCGATCAAGGACCAGGACGTCGCAGCGCTGGCCGAACAGGATATGATGATCGTGCACTGCTATGCCGGCACGAAGGACACGGCGATGTTCGCCGAGCGCTATAGCGGCTGCGCAATCGAAGTGAAGTCGCTGGGCGGCGACAAGACGGTGGACATGCCGTTTGACGTGACCTACGGCGGCACGCGCACGGTCGGCACGGCGGCCATTGCCGACGGCGTGGCTACGTTCACGAAGGCGACGGCATAAGGGGGGTGACGGCGTGAGCAATAACATTTCTTTTGAAACCGGCCTGAAAGCGTTCACCATTAACGGCGACGCAAACCGGAAGATCTATTTTGACCCGAACGACATCGGTATCATCGACCGGCTGGAAGCGGCAGCGATGGCGATCAAGTCCAAAGCCGACGAAATGGGCACGCAGGAAAGCGATACGGGCGCCCGCGCGACGATCCGAGAACTGGACGCCTACGCACGCGAACAGGTGGACGCGGCGTTCCCTTCGCCCGTCTGCGATACAGTGTTCGGCAAAGCCTACTGCGTTTCTCTCACGCCGTCCGGTTCCCTGCAAATCATTTCGTTCCTGGAAGCGGTTTCGCGCCAGATCCGGCGCGAGATGGACGCTGCGTCCGCTGCCGCACAGAAGCGTCAGGCAAAATACCTGGATAAATACAGCGGCGGTCAGCGCAGGAAGAAGCGCAGATCATGAATACCGGCCTGCCGAAGACAGCGTGTATCGGCGGCCGGTGTTTTCGTATCCGAAGCGACTTCCGTGAAATTCTGGACATCTGCGCCGCGCTGAATGACCCAGAGCTGACAGATCAGGATCGCGCCGAAGTGGCGGTCAAGATCTTTTATCCGGACTGGGATCAGATCACGGACATGGCCGCCGCGGTGAAATTCATGCTGTGGTTTTTAGACGGCGGTGTGGATCGCGGCGACCAGCGGCAGCAGCCGAAGCAGATGGACTGGGAACAGGATTTCCCGATGATCATTGCGCCGATCAACCGCGTAGCCGGGCAGGACGTGCGCGCGCTGCCGTATATGCACTGGTGGACGTTCATCGGCTATTACATGGAGATCGGCGACTGCACGTTTTCCACGATCCTGGACATCCGGCGGAAGCTGCGCAAGCACAAGAAGCTGGAAAAGTGGGAACGCGAATACTACGACGAAAACCGGGAATTGATCGATTTCAAGTCGGCGCATCTGACCGACGACGAAGATGAATTCATCCGGCGGCTGATGACAGGGGGTGTGCGCGATGGCTGATGTTGTCGGCGATCTGGTATTTGATACAACGATAAACAGTGGCCAGTTTGACGCTGGCCTTGCGAAGCTGGAAAACAACGCGAAAAAGGCCGCGAACAATGTGGACAAGGCCGCACAGAAGGTAGCCACGCTGCGGCAGCAGCTGGAAGAACTGCAGGCTGTTGCCGAAAACGAAAAGAAAACCAGAAGCACCGGGACGGTATCGCAGGAAACCGGCGATGCAATCCAGAAAACGACGCAGCAGCTGAAAATGGCGCAGCTTAATCTGGAAAGCAGCCAGATCGCGCAGGAAAAAGCCAGCGTTGCCGTAAGCGAATATGTGGGAAAGCAGCGTCTTGCAGCTTTGACGACGCAGAATGTGTCAGAACAATTTAAGAAATTCACCAAACGAATTGCTGGCTTAGCAAAGCGCGTCTTCATTTTCACCATGATTACCAAAGCGCTGCGTACGATGCGCAAAATGCTGCTTAGCACAATCGGCGCAGACAAACAAATGTCAACATCTTTGGCGCAGATCAGGGGTAATCTGATTTCCGCTTTTGCACCGATCTACAACTATATTTTGCCGGCAATTCGAACGCTTCTGGCGTGGCTTGCCAAATTGACTGCCGTTGTGTCCGTGTTTATCAATTCGTTGTTTGGCAAAACGGCGTCACAAGCGGATGCATCTGCAAAGGCACTGTATAATCAGGCTTCCGCAACCGAGGCCGCAGGGGATGCGGCCGAGAAGGCAAAAAAACAGCTTTCGGGGCTGGATGAAATGAACCGCTGGGAATCGAACGATAGTTCCGGCGGCGGTGGAGGCGGTTCGTCTGGTGCGGCACCGAAATTTGATTTGTCCGATCAGGTCGACACCGGAAAAATTGGCAAGATCGCAGCCGTTGTCCGCGAGCTATCGCCGTATGTGGCGGCGGTGGCTGCTGGATTCGCTGCGTGGAAAATCGGAAAGAAGTTCCTGGGGAATTTGTCGAAGGCAAAGCAGCTGGCGCTTGCTGTCGCGGGGGCTGTCCTGATGGGCATCAACGTTGTCGATATGCTTAAAAACGGCATAAATTTCGACAATCTGACAGGGTACATCATCGGCGCTGCTGCGGCTGTCACTGGGCTTGGGCTGGCATTTGGAGTGCTTGGCGGAGCAATCACGGCAATCGTCGCGGGACTTGTCCTTCTTGGCGTGGCGATTCGTGACGCGACAAAAAACGGCTTCAACAATAAGAACCTTACGGCTATTACCGTGGCGTTGCTAACCATTGGCGGCGCTATCGCTATCATCACAGGGGCGTGGATACCGCTGCTGATTGCCGCTATGGCTGCAGCGGTCGTGTGGATCGTCGCAAAATGGACGTCCATAAAGGACTGGTTCAGCGGGCTGTGGGAAAAGGTCGCATCCGGCGCTGTGGCTGCGTGGGATGGCATCAAAAGCGCCTTCAAGTCTGTGCCGGAGTGGTTTCAGCGCAAATTCCGCGATGCATGGCAGAAGGTCAAGGACGTGTTTTCGACAGGCGGCCGTATCTGGTCAGGCATCAAAGAAGGCATCGAAAATACTTTCCGCACGGTCGTCAACGCCATCATTCGCGGCATGAACACGATCATCGCCGTGCCTTTCAATAAGATCAACTCCATGCTGAACACGATCCGAAACGCCAGTTTCCTTGGCATTTCCCCGTTCCAGAATATGTGGGGCGTGAATCCGCTGCCGGTGCCGCAGATCCCGATGCTGGCGCGCGGCGCAGTCATCCCGGCGAACCGGAAGTTCTTGGCCGTGCTGGGCGATCAGCAAAACGGAAACAACCTCGAAGCGCCGGAATCCCTGCTGCGCAAAATCGTGCGCGAAGAAGCCGGCGGCGCCGGCAGTCGATATGAATTTATCGCCCGGCTGGATCGCCGCACACTGTTTGACGAAGTAATCACAGAAGCAAAATTGCGGAAAGGGCAAACGGGCAAAAACCCGCTTGTAGCGGTGTAACATGGCACAGGAATACATTAAAATTCGAAAAAGCCCATCGGATGACTGGCTGGTGCTTCCGCAGCCGGACTCCGGCGCGCTGTCGTATGACTTCGAAACGACCTACACGGAGGACAGCGGCCGCACCCAGACCGGCGCGGCCGTCGTCAGCCCGCTTTTTACAGTCGAAGCGCTTGGGTATAGCCGAGCGGCTGTCAGCAAAACCATGCTGTCGCAGATCCTGAAGATCATTGCAAAAGGGCAGCAGTTCCAGCTGTACTACTTTTCTGCTTACCACGGTGCGTGGTGCCGGGAGTGGTTTTATGTCGGCAAAGGGCAGCTGAATATTGGGCGCCTGAACGAAGACAAGGAACTTTTTACGTCCCTGGAATTTAACATGGTCAGCGTCAATCCGCTGGTGTGATCGGGGTGACAGGATATGCGAACAGTCGAAAGTCAAATCACAAGCGTCTACCCGTCGCAGACGAATTTCGTGGTCGAAGCATCTTTTACGTGGGATCATGATATCACGTTTGTGAGGAACGGCGAAACTGTAACGCTGAAGGCTGGGCAGTATCTGCAGGCAGGCCGGCAGTCTTTCCGCCCGAGCGGCACGAAGATCACGGCACAGACATCGTCCAGCAGCTACCCCATCGGGCTTTCCGTGTGTAAATGCGCAACGATTGAAATGTACGACATCGGATGGCCAAATGCCGACTACTGGTCGCTGTACGAGGGAGCCACGGCACATCTGAAAGCGGCTATCACCATTGACGGCATTGAACGCATGGTAGATATGGGCCACTTCAAGGTGTACGAAGTGGAAACCGTGCACGGCATTGTCACACTTACTTGTTACGACGCCATGAAGGCGGCGGATGTGCTGTGCCCAGCAGCGATGCAGGGGGACCATAACTACATAGAGCTGTGGGGGCTGGCGGCGCAACAGATTGGCCTGACAGCCAGCGCGATTGATAGCGACTTGGGATATAATGCGCTGGCGACCGTGGACACGCAGCACACCATCCGGCAGGTGATCGAAGCAATTGCGCTGGCATGCGGTGGCAATGCCATGGTGTCTGGAAACGCACTGTTTGTGCGCCCGATTACGTCTGCGGCAGATGTGACGCTTACGCAGTGGATCAACCCCATAGAAGTAGCGAAAACGCCGGTCGAAGTCACCGGCGTGCGCGTGAAAAAGACGTTTGCCAGCGACGGGCAGGAGCACACATACTTTTTCGGTGCCGGAGGCTACGTTATCGAACTGAATGACGACAATTTGTGGCTGGGCATCGAAGGACCAGCGGGGTCGATCACGGTCGCTGCTGAAGCAGTCGCAGAGACGGCGTACGAGCAGCTGAAAAACAAGCCAATCTATAAGTTCTCCGGCGATCTTCCGGCCGACCCACGGCTTGACATTTTCGACAAGGTTATCGTCAAGGACATCGGCGGCCGGGAATACCCGTCGATCATCACGGATTACACGTTCGTGTTTTCCGGAAAAACGTCGATTGGCAACAACGTGGAGTCCAGCAGCAGCTACAACACATCCGATAGTGGTCCTTCCGGATCGTCGCCTTCCGGCGGCGGTGGGAGTACAATCGATGTTGACAGCGCGCTATCCGCGACCAGTACAAATCCTGTCCAGAACAAGGTGGTGACGGCCGCGCTGGATAGCAAGGTAGACGAGGACGAAGAAATGACGATCTTGGACGTTGTTAATATGTGGAACGATACCTGGCGGGAGGAAAAATTATGGCAACGAAATATACAGGGCAGAACGCCCTGAATAAGCTGATGCAGCTTATCAAAACGGCACTGGACGCAAAAGCTGAAAAAACGGCGCTCGACGGAAAGCTGGATGTTACCGGCGGCACAATTTTGGGCGATCTAAAGGTGAAAACGAACGCGGCGGGCACCGGGAACATTGACGTAGAGGGTGAAATCCGCGTTGATGGTACAGCTCGCGTGGCGACTGTATACGCAACGAACACTGTGCGGTCGGAGCTGATGGTCGACACACCGCTGCTTAACCTGAAACCTTCGTCGTCCGAGAAGTCAGTGCAGGTTAAGCAAGACGGGGATACCGCCGTGAAAATGGAGTGTTTTGACGGTACCCTTAGTAAGGGATACGCGCGCTTGGAGATCGGTACGCCGACCGGTGACAACGACGCAACGACGAAGTCGTATGTGGACACGAAGGTGTCCGGCCTGCAGACGGCCGATCAGGTGCAGGATGCGATTAAAAGCGCGATCACCGGCGTGTATACGCCTAAGGGGTCTATTGCGTTTGCATCACTGCCGATTCCGGTTGCCGGTAAAGTCGGCTGGGTGTACAACATCACGGATGCGTTCACGACGGATAGTAACTTCGTTGAAGGCGAGGGATTTGAATACCCTGCCGGTACGAACGTCGTGTGCGCGGAAATCAGCGCCGGTGATTACGGCTGGGACGTGCTTGCCGGGACGGTCGATCTGTCGGAGCTGACCGCCGCCGAGGTGCAGACGCTCTGGGATTCTATCTGACGGGAGGGCTGACCATGCAGACGAGCGGGAGCACGGCGATCAAAAAGCTGATCCAGCTGACAAAAACGGCGGTTTCGGAAGCGCTGGCCGAGGCAAAAGCGTATACAGATAGCACCGCGTCAGGCGGTGCGGACGTTAGTACGGTGCTCGGCAAGGTGTACCCTGTTGGAGCAATTTACATGAGCGTAAACAGCACGAATCCAAAAACGCTGTTTGGCGGCACGTGGGTACAGATCGAGGACAGATTCCTGCTGGCTGCTGGCGCGACCTATAAAGCTGGTACGACCGGTGGCGAGTCCGCGCACACGCTGACAGTGGATGAGATACCGGACCATCGGCACGTCCTGTGGTATCCAAACGCGGGCGGCGAGCAGAGCGCGGAAATCGGATACCCAGAGGCTGGCAGCAAAAAAACATGGTACGCCGAGGCAAGCAAAACGGCTCCTGCTGGCGGCGGCGCAGCCCACAACAACCTGCCGCCGTACTTGTCCGTGTACGTGTGGAAGCGGACGGCGTGACTTGGAGGATAATGTGGTGAATATTGTAGAGGCGTTTGTGACGCAAAATCCGCTGTATCAGCAGTATACAAGAATCCCGGTGCGCAAGCTGGTGCTGCACAGCGTGGGCTGCCCGCAGCCGAATGCGGCCGTGTTCGCGCGGCAATGGCAGACGGCACGGTATTTTGCGCACGCCGTGCTGCAAGCGGACGGCACGGTGTATCAGGTCGCGCCGTGGGATTGCCGGTTGATGCACGTCGGCGCGGCAAACGCATACAGCATCGGCGTGGAAATGACCGAGCCGGACTGCATCCGCTACACCGGCGGCGCGACATTTGTATACTCCGACCGGGCGCGGGCGCTCGCGCAGGTGACCGGCACGTATAACACGGCGGTCGCGTTGTTTGCGCAGCTCTGTGCGCAGTTTGGTCTTGACCCATGCAGCGACATCATCTCGCACGCGGAGGCGAGCGCGATGGGCATTGGCACGGATCACGCAGACCCGGAGCACCTGTGGCGGCAGCTCGGCACGGGCTACACGATGGACGGGTTTCGCGCGGATGTCGCGGAGGCGATGAAAAACGACGAGGAGGACGATGACATGATTAGGTATACCACGATTGATGACGTGCCCGGCTGGGCGCGCGGCACAGTCAAGGAGATGATGGATGCAGATCTGATCGCCGGTACGGGCGGAGGCGTGCTCGACCTGAGCGATGATATGCTGCGGATGCTGTATATCATGTGGCATATGCGCGATACGCGCTATGGCCGCATTGTAGATGGTAAGGTGATGGATGTGCCTGCATGGGCACTTGATAGCCTGCAGGCGCTTGTGGATAAAGGCGTGCTTGCTGGCGTGGGCGATGGCAAGCTGGACTTGTCCATGGACATGATGCGGACGCTCGTGATTGCGGCGCGCATGGATAAATAAGAATGATGGAGGAACACATATGAATGCACCGAGTAAAGCGATGGAATTGAAGGCGGCGATCACGGCTATTTTTGCGGCGATGACAGCCTTTTGGGGATGGACGGGCTGGCTTGTGATCGTGTGGCTGGCCGCGATGATCCTGGACTATGCAACGGGATCGTGGGCGGCAATCTCAGCTGGAGAATGGGATAGTGCGGTCGCGCGCGCTGGCCTGTGGCACAAGCTGGGCAGTATCGTGGCCATGCTGGTGGCGCTTCTGCTGGACGTGGCCCTGTCCGCAATCATCAATTACGGCGACCTTGGCTTCGACCTGCCGTTCACATATAAGACGGCGTTTCTCCCGCTGGTCGCTATCTGGTACATCGTGACGGAGCTGGGCAGCATCGTCGAGAACGCTGCACGCCTCGGGGCACCGGTGCCGAAGTTCTTGACCGACTGCCTCGCAAAGCTCAAGGACAAGGCCGACGAGGATAAATAATCAAAAAGCAGCTCCGAGGCCTCCGCCGTGGAGCTGCTTTTTTACATATTTGCAATTACAAGAATGCAAAGTTAAGACAAAAAGTTGTTGACACGACAGAAAAACTTTGGTATTATGTTCAAGCGTACATCTAATGTTATGCGTTTGCTGATAGACGCGCTGAAGGTGACGTGCATCGCGCCGAGAAATGGTTACCTCTGACGCCGGATGAGTTCTGCGATCTGGAACACAGCCAGAAGTGTGAGACAGATCTTCTGAGTAGAATCGAGCGTATAAGCTAACTGTTCAGAGAAAGCCAGCACGAGTAGCGGTGCTTTCATTGTGGTGATCACCCCTTTCTCTTTTTGTGTTTTGGAGAGATGCAAATGATGATGGGGGCGGCGCGATGCACGTTTCATATAAAAATTCCAAGTTAAACTGTAACGCACACAAGCTCCGATGTCAAGCACTTGCCGTGACATTTTTATGACATTTCAATTAGAAGGTACAGCCCGAGGGATAGCAGTCCCTCGGGCTTTTTGCATGATGTGAACATAGAGATATAGCATGAAGGCACGAGAATAGGACGCGATGAAAACTGACAAAACCGTAGCTCTGCGGATATTCTGCGGGGTTGTTTTTGCCCTTGAATTTTGACAACACTTTTGACAACAGTTTACGTCTCGAAATGTTCCGAAGCGCGCCGAAAGAAAAACGAAGAAACCATTGAAAAATCAAGGTTTTCTTGAAATTTCAATGGTTTCTTTTTGGTGCTCCAGCGGGGATTCGAACCCCGGACACCCTGCTTAAAAGGCAGGTGCTCTGCCTACTGAGCTACTGGGGCATATCGGTGTGAAAAAGAATGGATTATGCTGCGCGCCATCCAAAAATTGTGCCACCCAAACTATCAGACGCGAATCCAGCGCAGCGATTCGCGGCTGAGGAAGGAAGATGTTTTCAGAGGCGAAGGCTTTCCGCCTGCGGG